CGGTTAATGACAACTGACACGCTTGATTCGTATGTGTTACCATTGGTTTTATATTCATACCAGCTAACGTGTGATTTGAGGCAGATCAACGCGATTTACCGAAGCGTTGACGTGGAAATCAACCAACCTGGTATTCCTACGAGGGAAACGAAGCGTGCTTGACTCAGCCAAAAAAGCGAAGGGTGGAGCCAAAAAGAAGCCGGCGAATCCATCCCCAAAGAAGATGGGGCGCCCACCCGAGGCCGTGCCGCAAGCAATGGCAGAGGAAATCTGTGAATGGATCGCACAAGGCAAAACCCTACGTGAATTCTGCCGCCAGGACGGAAAGCCAGCATGGCAGACCGTTTATGGCTGGCTGGATAAGGACGCAGATTTTCGCAAACGCTTCGCGCACGCGCGTGAGCGAGGCGAGGAAGCCATTGCCCAAGAGTGCCTGTCCATTGCCGACATGCCGCTCATCGGTGAGGAAATCGAAACGACCGACGATGGCATGGTCAAGGTCAAGCGCGGCGACATGCTTGGCCACCGCAAGCTCCAGATCGAGACGCGGCTCAAGCTCCTGGCCAAATGGAACCCGAAGAAATGGGGCGACAAGGTTGACCTGAACCACGGCGGCCAGCCGGAGAACCCGGTTCAGACCATCAAGAAGATCATCAAAATCCCCGAGAAACAGGTTGCCGAAGTGGTGACAAGCAAGATCACAGGGCAGGCCGAATGACTGAGGCTGCCGAGATCGTTGTCTGGGAGCCCACGCCGCGACAGGCCGTGTTTCTGGCCTGCGACGATTTCGAGGTTCTGTATGGCGGCGCGGCTGGCGGCGGGAAAAGTGACGCCCTTCTGATCGACGCGCTTTGCCTTCAGCATGACGCTACGGAGAACCCTCAGCACCGGGCAGTCCTGTTCCGGCGATCGTTCCCCGAATTGCGCGACCTGATCGACCGATCGCTGGAAATTTACCAGGACATCGTGCCTGGCGCGAAATACAACCAGACTGAGAAGGTCTGGACATTCCCGAGTGGCGCCAAGGTCGAATTCGGCTACCTGCAACACGATAACGACCGCCTAAAGTACAGAGGCCGCGCCTGGAACTACATCGGGTTCGACGAGCTCACACTTTGGACGACGGACGTTTGCTATCGGTATCTGTTCTCGCGCTGCCGAAGCACCGACAAATCGCTTCCCCGGTACATCAGGGCGACCACCAACCCGGACGGGCCTGGCCAGAAGTGGGTCATGGAGCGATGGGGCATCCAGGAGGACGGCAAGGAAACCAACCTGCCCGTCGATATTGTGGACGAGGAAATGGGTGTCGTCACCACCATGCGGCGCCGTTTCATTCCAGCCAGGCTATCCGACAACCCGCACTTGGCTGGCACCGGATACCGGGAAGCCCTCTTGCAGATGGACTTGGATGAGCGCGAGGCGCTTCTGAAAGGCCTATGGAAAGGCAATAAGGTCAAGGGCGCCTACTACGTCAAGGAGATGCAGCGGCTTCGGGCTGAAGGGCGCATCCGGCGCGTTCCGTACCAGCCTGGCGTACCCGTCAGCACGTTTTGGGACTTGGGGCGCAACGACAATACCTCAATCTGGTTTCACCAGTACGTCGCAGGCGAGGATCGTTTCATTCACGCCTACGAGAGCAGCGGGGAAGCCCTCGATCACTATGCGGCCTACCTTTTGTCCAAGGGCTACGTCTACGGCACCCACTACCTGCCGCACGAGGCCAGCCATGAGCGCCTGACCGAGCAAACCGAGCAATCGAACACCTTTCAGACGATGCTCGAAAATCTGTTGCCTGGCCACCGCTTCGAGATCATCCCGCGCATTGTCGAGGTGACGGTCGGCATCCAGCAGACGCGCATGAAGATGAGCGGGAATGTCTACATTGACGAGGTGGAGTGCGCCGACGGCATCGCCGCCCTGGACAACTACAAGAAGAAGTACAACGAGAAGCTCGACACCTACATGGAAATCCCACTGCACGACCGATACTCGAACTACGCCGACGCCTTTCGGCAGTGGGGGCAACTTGATCACCCCTCAACCGGCGCAACGTGGAAACGCAAAAAAGGAAACTGGAGGATAGCGTGAGCCAACTTAGAACAGACAATCTGCCAACGATCGAAAGGCTCCGAGAATTATTTGATTACGATCCATCAACAGGTTTATTGACTTGGAAAGAGGGCAGAAAGGGTAGGTTTTCGCCCAAAGGTTCTGTTGCTGGTAGACCGAGAAAAAGCGGCCACGTGTTTGTTGGTATAGATGGTCCAAAATACGCCGCGCATAGGGTTGCGTGGGCAATTCACTATGGTGAGTGGCCAACAAAAATACTCGACCATATAAACCGCGATCCATCCGACAATAGGATTGAAAACTTGCGGCAAGCTGACAAAATTCTGAACGCGCATAACTCAGGAAAATGGGCAACCAATACATCTGGCTTCAAGTGCGTGTACTGGAACAAACAGCGTAACAAATGGATGGTTAAGGTAATGATCAATGGTTTTGCTCAATATCTTGGTCTGTATGAAACCAAAGAAGCTGCACACGCAGCCCATGTGTGTTTCGAGAAGCGGCTTATTAACGAACTTGAGAGGGCGAAATGATGTTACCGGCAATAGACCTTACACGGTACCACTGGCGCAGAGAGCTTGGTGACCTAGTGATATACGGAACCTGGCTTCACAACGACGACCAGGAAGACACCGAACCCGCGATCGTGATCATTCCAAGATACCGGTCATTGAATGGTGCAAAACCAATCTGTATAGCGCTATCCAGCGCGTTCAAGTACAATGATCCGCGTTATCTAGCCCATGCCGCCGCAGGTTTCGCCAAGATACTTGGCTTCGAGGACAGTCTGACGACGACGCACAAACTGGCGTCCGTCATCCATGATCACATGCTGGATTTGATCAAGATGCCATTGGAGCCAACAGAGGCNATCGTCACCGGCGAGGCCAACGTCGATTTGGGCAACGGGGTCAAAAAGACCGTGGAGTTCGTGGATCATGCACCAAAACCGCAAGTATGACGGGCTTGTAACCCTCTTGGCGATGCCTCCCGTCATCGCCGCCGGCGTGGTCATGGTCGTGGCCTACGGGACATTGGCCATGCTCACTTGGGCTGGATGGACGGTTATTNACGCCGTNGACGCGGCCAGGAGCAGACATCGTGTTTGACTTGCGAGACGAACGAAACACACGGGTCAAGCGCGACACGCCGATTGACCGCCTCGAGATCGACCAGGCCGCAGCGCCGGAAGAACCNGACAANCANCTNGACTCGCAAGAGAACAAAGACCTGCACGAGAAGCTGATCTCATACTACCGTCAGGAGCTCGATCGGCAGTCCGAGAACCGCTACCAGCAGGCGATCGACGAGGANTANTACGACAACATCCAATGGACGGAGCAGGAAGCCGCCGAGCTCAAAGAGCGTGGCCAGGCGCCCTTGGTCTACAACGTCATCGCGCAGTCCGTGAACTGGATCATCGGTTCGGAAAAACGCGCCAGGACGGATTTCAACATCCTGCCGCGCGGCAAAGAGGACGCCAAGCAGGCCGAGGTGAAGACCAAGTACCTCAAGTACCTGTCGGACGTGAACCGCACACCGTTTCACCGCAGCCGTGCGTTCGAGGATACCGCCAAGGTCGGCATTGGCTGGCTGGAAGACGGTATCCAGGACGAGGAAGACGGAGAGCCGGTCTATTCCCGCTATGAAAGCTGGCGCAACATCCTGTTCGACTCGGCCTCGACCGAGCTCGATGGTTCGGACATGCGGTACATCTTCCGCACCAAATGGGTGGACGAGGACATCGCCATTGCCCTGTTCCCAGATCGCAAGGAGCAAATCCAGGCCGCCGTCACGGAAGCAAGCCTCTACGGCAGCTTCGAGATGCAGGATGGCGACATCGCCATGGATCACGCCGAGTTCGACCGGGAGAATTCCGGCATTGTCGGCACCGTTGTCACCCACAAGCGCCGTCGTGTCCGCCTGATCGAGGGCTGGTACCGGGCGCCAGAAAAGGTCCAGCGCCTTAAGGGCGGAGCGTTCAAGGGCGAGATTTACGACCAGACCGATCCGCGTCATGCCGAGGAACTGGCGTCTGGCCGTGCGATGCTGGCCGAGAAAGTCATGATGCGCGTGCGCGTGGCGATCTTTACAAGCCACGACCTTCTGTTTGATGCGCCCTCGATCTACCGGCACAACCGTTTCCCCTTCACCCCTGTCTGGGGCTATCGCCGTGGCCGGGATAACCTGCCCTATGGCGTGATCCGTTGGATGCGCGACATTCAGGACGACGTGAACAAGCGTGCCTCCAAGGCGCTGCACATCCTCTCGACCAACAAGGTCATCATGGATGAGGGCGCGGTCGAGGACATGGATGAGTTCGTCGAGGAAATCAGCCGCCCGGATGCGGTAATCGTCAAGCGGGCAGGCAAGCAGATTGATTTGAACGTGGACCGGGAGCTCGCGCCGGCACACCTCGACCTGATGAGCCGCAACATTCAGATGATCCAGCAGGTCGGTGGCGTCACGGATGAGTTGCTAGGCCGATCGACCAATGCCGTGTCAGGCGTTGCCGTGCAAGCCCGCCAGGAACAGGGGTCGGTCGCCACCATCAAGCTGTTCGACAACCTGCGCCTGGCTGTTCAGATGCAGGGCGAGATACAGTTGAGCCTGGTCGAGCAGTTCGTGACGGACGAAAAGCAGTTCCGGATCACCAATCAGCGCGGCACCCCGGACTTCATCGTGATGAACGACGGATTGCCGGAGCACGACATCACCCGCACCAAAGCCGATTTCATCGTGTCCGAGGCATCCTGGAACGCCACCTTGCGCCAGGCTGCCGTTCAGCAGTTGACGGACATGATGATGAAGATGCCACCCCAAGTGGTGTTGGTCATGCTCGATCTGGTCGTGGACTCGATGGACTTGCCGAACCGCGAGGAAATCGTCAAGCGCATCCGTGCCGTGACGGGGCAGCGCGATCCGGACGCCACCGAGATGACGCAAGAAGATATGGCCGCCATGCAGGCGCAAGCCGAAGCCGCCGCCGCGCAGAAAGCGATGTTCGAGGCGGACCTGGCCGAGAAGATGACCAAGGCCGAGAAGACCAA